AGCGAGATCCAAGTCCCCCGCCCCGAGTTCAACCCAGACGTTCCCAATATTTTTTGGGCATGATCCGGAGTAACACCCTCCCATGACCACCTACCAGACCCTCACCAACGCAGTCTTCGGCATGGCCGGATCATTCCTCGGCGTGCTCTCGACCTTCCAGGAACAGTTCGACTGGTCCATCCGCATCACCGGTGGCGTCGTCGGTCTAGTGGTCGGTCTGATCTCGCTTTATCGACTCATCCACTCCCACTCCAAATGACCCCGAAACAATCCCTCGCCCGCCTCACGCTCTACATCCTCATTGCCAGCGGCACCGCCGCCAGCGCCGGTCTTGCCACCGTCAACTTCGGAGACTGGCGAGAGGCCGTGAGCTTCGCACTCTCCGTCATGATGACTGGCCTAGTCACCGCCCGCTCTTACATCGACCAGACGCCCAATCAAATCGAGAAGCCATGAAAACCCTCCTCCTGCTCGCCGCCATCGCCTGCCTGACCGGCTGCTCGCTGACCGTCGCCCCGGATGGAGCGCGCACATGGTCTCTCAACGGCGAGGAGGCCGCCAGGGCCGTCATCATCATCTCTGAGAAATGAGCAGCAACTACGACATGGACCCATTGACCTCGCCACCCTGGTGGCCGGGTCTGGTGGTCATCGTCCTTTTTGCCGCAATCATTCTAAGCGTCATTTTCAAATACTGAGACCCCCTTTCACCGATCTAAATCATGAGCCAAGCACCCACCCCTTACGTCCCGGACGCGGACTTCTCCACTTTGGCGGCCACGCCGATCACCAGCGCGGGACTTCCCGGCACCCAACTTGACAGCGAGTTCGCCGAGATCGCCGCCTCGCTGACGGCCACGCAGGCGCGGCTGGCGGAGTTGCAGCGCGACGATGGCGCGGTGCGGAACGGGGTTGTCGGGTTCCTCGCCATGTCTGCGGACGTGCTGGCGGCGTTCGCCAGCATCGGCTCGAACTACCGGGGGCAGTGGTCGCCTGGGCAGAACTACGTCTCTGGAGACTTGGTGATCTCTGGCATCGACAACTACCCCTACCTTTGTGGCGAGCCGCACACCAGCAGCGCGAGCTTCGAGTCTGACTTCTCCGCCGGCGTGTGGGCGATCCTCGGCTACCGCCCGACGACCGATAGCCTCGTGGTCAACACCTTCAGCGGCACTGGAGCGCAGACAGCGTTCAGCCTGACGAAGAACCCGGTGGATGAGAACAACACCCAGGTCTATGTGGCTGGCGTGTATCAGAAGAAGAGCGCCTATTCCATCGCGGGAACCTCGCCAGCGGTGCTGACGTTCGGGACAGCCCCGGCCTCCGGCACTGACAACATCGAGGTGGTCATTGGCGTGTCTGCGGAACTCATCAACAACGTGGTGACGATCCCGAACAACTCGGTGGGAACCTCGGCGATCCTCAACTCGAACGTAACGACCGGCAAGTTGGCGGATCTGTCGGTAACGACAGACAAGATCAGCGCTCTTGGAGTAACGACAGGGAAGTTGGCGGATCTCAGCGTGACGACGGGCAAAATTGCTGCGCTCGCGGTGACTGGCGACAAGATTGCAGGCGCGGCCATCGACAGCACGAAGTTGGCAGCGTCTGCGGTGCAGACCGCGAACATCCAGACGGGCGCGGTGGAGAACTCCAAGCTGGCATCAAGCGCGGTGGACGCCGCGAAGCTGGCGACCGCCGCTGTGACCACCGAAAAAATCCTCGACCTCAATGTCACTACCGCAAAAATCCTCGACCTCAATGTTACTACTGCAAAGCTAGCGGATGATGCCGTAACCAGTGATAAAATTGCACTTGGTGCTATTATTCCAAACTTGCCATCTAATTTCCCAATTCAAATTGTTCAGGCTGTCAAAACTGATGTTCAGACAATTGCAGGAACAGTATCAACATTCAATGACATCACTGGGTTAAGCATAACATTAACAAGAGCAGTTCCAAGCGCATCTGGCAAAGTTCGGGTTCAAGCTGTTATTAATACTACAACTACCGATGCTAATCACGGAGTTGGAATTAGAATCATGCGTGGTGCTACCGTAATTGGAGTTGCAATCTCTTCCGGCTCAAGAGTGCAAGCAACATCAAACACAGGTTTTGCTGGAAATTATGGCAATGTTCCTGGGGTCATAGACTTTATTGATTCATCGCCCGGAACGGAAGCTACTGTAACATACAAAATTCAAGCTAAAGTTTATTCAACAAGAACCGGGTATATCAATAGAGACTATGTCGATGCTGACAGCAGCGACTACACTTTTAGAACAATTAGCACCTTGACTCTTACGGAGCTTACCCCGTGAACCAGCACCTAGCTAAAGCAACAGAAATATATGGCGAAGACTTTCACAAACTTTTGTATTGGCATTTTCGGCTAACTCGTAAGTCATGCCAGCCAAGCGCAAGGAACTGACACCGCTGGAGCAGGCAGAATTGCAGCTCAAGGCGACCCATCGGCTACTTGCAGCGAAGAAGGCGCACGACTCGCTGATCGAGTTCGTGCGCTTGATGATGCCCGACCCGACCGACCCGGACGACGTGCAACTTTCCCGCTACATCGTCGCCAAGCACCACCAGGTTCTTGCGGCGGCACTGGAAGAAGTGGACAAGGGGAACATGCCCCGACTCATCATTACCCTGCCACCCCGGCACGGGAAGTCGCAGATCGCCTCCAAGGCGTTCCCTGCCTGGTTCATGGGCCGCGACCCCTACCGGCAGATGATCGTGGCGTCTTACTCGGCGACGATGGCGGAGGATTTCGGCCGCGAGGTGCGGGCCTACATGCAGACACCGGCCTACCAGCAGGTGTTCCCGTCGTGTTCACTCCGCAAGGGCGGCGCGGCCTCAGACCGGGTGCAGACCGAGCAGGGCGGGCTGGGAGTGTTCGTTGGTGCAGGCGGCGCGCTCACCGGCCGTGGCGCGGACGTGCTTCTCATCGATGACCCGGTGAAGGACCGCGAGGACGCCGACAGCTCGACGATGCGCGAGAAGCTGTGGAGTTGGTTCACCGACGTTGCGATGACCCGTCTGATGGGCGGCATGGGGCGGGTGGTCATCATCATGACCCGCTGGCACGAGGATGACCTGGTGGGACGCCTGACCGACCCTGGCAACCAGCACTACAACGCGGATGAGGCGAAGCAGTGGAAGATTATCTCATTCCCGGCACTGGCCGAGGATGACGACATCATGGGCCGCGACAAGGATGAACCGCTCTGGCCTGAGCGGATCACCAAGGAATTTCTCAACTCCCAGCGACGGCTGAATCCTCGGGGATTCTCCGCGCTCTACCAAGGGCGGCCGGCCCCGGAGGACGGTGACTTTTTCAAGCGCGAGTGGATGACCACCTACCAACCCAACGAGTTGCCGCGCAACCTCCGCTACTACTGCGCGAGCGACCACGCCGTCTCGGTGGCGCAGGACCGCGACCCCACCGTGCTCCTGCCGGTGGGCGTGGACGACCAAGGGACGATATGGGTTCTGCCGGATGTCTGGTGGCGCAGGGCGCAGACCGATGACGTGGTGGACGCCATGCTCGACATGATGGCCCGCCACAAGCCGTTGATCTGGTGGGCAGAGCGCGGCCACATCTCCAAGTCCATCGCGCCGTTCCTACGGAAGCGGATGCAGGAGGAGAGCGTCTATTGCGCCATCGACGAGGTGGTGCCGGTGAAAGACAAGCAGACGCGGGCGCAGTCGATCCGTGGGCGGATGAGCATGGGCAAGGTGCGGTTCCCCGGCTTCGCGCCGTGGTGGGAGGCAGCACGGGCGCAGATGCTCTCGTTTCCTGCTGGCAAGCACGACGACTTCGTGGACACCATCGCCTACATCGGGATGGGGCTGGGGCGGATGAGTGCGGCCACCGCACCGAGCCGCAAGAAAGCCACCGCCCCGACTGGCAGCATCGGCTGGGTAAAAGCCCGCTCGAAGGCGCAAGCCCGCCAGGTCGCCAACGTCAAGGCGGCGGCGGGATTCTGAGATTGCCATTCACCAGACAGACAGACAAGATTTTCCACCAGAAGCCATGTGCAGCCCACAATTTAGACAAGCGATGACGATGCCGCAGGACGCCCCGAGTCCGCAGTATCCCCGTGAGTTTGCAGACGGCTACCCAGTCGAGACCCCGCGACAAGCTGGAGTCAGCGAATACATGGCGAAAAACCCTCATGTATCAGGAATGGCGATGGGAGGCGGAGAGAACGGATCACGCCCCAGCGATCCACGAACAATCGTCGTGAATCACAACAACCCGATGATGTATTTGCCGGAGAATCGTAGAGGACTGCAAAGGATCGAGGCGATTAGGCACAAGATGGGCGAGACGAATTATAACCCATCGTTTCAAATCACGCCTGAGATGCAGGCGTATCGAGCGGAATCCTACAAGCCAACCGACCCTTACTCTCACGATGATCTTGCGTTCAAGCAATCTATCGTTTCGCGGGCAATGGTCGGCGATCTGCCAGGACCGATGCTCATGTCCCAGAGACAGCAGGTTTTCCCGACCCGTCACCCGACGGTGAAAAACGTGGACGGGAGTCACTCCAACGTGGTCATCATGGGTCACTCTGAATCGAACGCCGGGCCGGTGTATGCCATCCCTACAATGGTTGATGGCAGGCAACTAACCTCCAAGGAAGCGATTGCCGTCGCCAAGAGGAACGGACTCCAGAACTACCATCAGGACAAGACCCCGCAAGAACACAACGCGTGGGCAAAGGCAAATCACGGAAGAATCAACGAGGACGGATCGATCAGTCCCCAACCCACGGCCGTTCTTTCCGCCGCCAATCAGTTCCAACAGCAATTTTTCCCAACCAATAGACTTTCACCATGACCTACCCACCGACAACCGAGCCACTCGAAGCCGAAGCAACCTCAGCAGAGCCGGTGAAGAGCGGGATGACCCGTGAGACGCCGACGCCGGACCCGTCGCGGGCCGCGCTGGTCAAGCACTGGCAGGGGAAGGTGGCCAACGCGAAGAAGCATTGGGAGAAGGATTTCAAGCGGATGAAGGAGGACCAGGCGTTCCTCGGCGGGGCGCAGTGGGACGGCCGGGAAGACCCGGACAAATACACCGCCAACATCATCCAGCGGCACATCAACCAGCGGGTCGCCGCGCTCTACGCGAAGAACCCCAAGGTGGTGGTGCGGAAGCGCCGGACGATGGATTTCACGCAATGGGACGGCACGACCGACGCCCTGCAAAACATCCAGATGGCCATGCAGATGGCGCAGCAGACCGGGATGGGTATGCCGCCGGAGATGATGGGTTTGATCCAGGACATCGCCCAGGGCGTGCAGCGGCGCTCGATGCTCGAAAAGGTCTCGAAAACGCTGGAAATCATTTACGATTACACGCTCAACCAGCAGATCCCGCCGTTCAAGGTGCAGATGAAGCAGCTCGTCCGCCGTGTCTGCACGACCGGCGTCGGCTACGTCAAGCTCGGGTTCAACCGCCTGCTGGAGCGCAGCCCCGACGACGTGGAGCGGATCAACGGCCTGACCGAGCAAATCTCGGTGATGGAGCGGATTCTCGCCGACGTGGCGGACGACAAGCTCGATGAGGGCCGGGCGGAGGTGGAGCAACTGCGGTTGCTGCTCGCCGACTACCAGCAGCGCGAGCAGCAAGTCTCCCGCGAGGGCTTGTGCTTTGACTTCCCGCCGGCCACCAGCGTCATTGTGGACCCGGCGTGCCGCCACCTGCGGACCTTCACCGGAGCGCGGTGGATCGCGGAGGAATACATCCTCCCCGTGGATGAGATCAAAGAGATTTACGCCATCGACCTGTCCACGGCGGGCAGCGCGACGAGCTATGACCTCGATTCCAAGAGCGGCATTCCCGGCTTGAAAGAGCGGATCGCGGCGGCGGTGACTGATGACGGTGCTGCCCCGGCCAAGTCGAAGGACGGCAAGTGCGTGTGGGTGATTTGGGACAAGACGACCGGACAGACCTGCACGGTCTGTGAAGGCTACGCCGACTTCCTGGTCGAACCGAAGCAGCCGGACGTGTTCATCGAGCGGTTTTGGCCGGTGTTCCCGCTGATTTTCAACGAGACCGAGAACGAGGACAGCATCTACCCGCGCAGCGACGTGCATCTCCTCAAGCCGCTCCAGAAGGAATACAACCGCTGCCGCGAGGGGTTGCGCCAGCACCGGATCGCCAACCGCCCGAAGACAGCGGTCGCCGCCGGCCAACTCGACGAGGAGGACATCGAGAAGCTCCGCAACCACCCGGCCAACGCGGTCATCACGCTCAACGCGCTGCCGCCCAACGGCGACGTGTCGAAGCTGATCCAGCCGATTCGGATGCCCGCTATTGACTCCGCGCTCTACGACACCTCGCCGGTGTATGAGGATTTGCTGCGGGTGGTCGGGCAGTCGGACGCCAGCATTGGCTCGGCGCAAAGCGGCGTGACCGCCACCGGCGACAGCATCGCCGAGCAGAACCGGACCGTGGCCATCGCCTCCAACGTCGATGACCTCGACGACATGCTCAACGAGCTTTCCCGCGCCGCCGGGCAGGTGTTCTTCCTCGAAATGTCGCAGGAAACGGTGATGAAGATCGCTGGTCCCGGCGCGGTCTGGCCGTCGCTCTCGCCGCAGGATGTGGCGGACGAACTGCTCCTCGAAGTGGAAGCCGGATCAAGCGGCCGCCCGAACCGCGCCACCGAGATCGCCAATATCGAGCGGCTCGCCCCGCTCCTCCTCCAGATGCCAGGCGTCAAGCCGGACTGGCTGGTCAAGCAGCTCATCATGCGGCTGGACGACCGGCTGGACCCGACCGACGCGATTGCCGCCGGCCTTCCAAGCATCATCACGCAGAACGCGATGGCCAAGGTGGCGCAAGCCACCGGCGGCACCCCGGAAGAGCAAGGCGGGAATGGCGCGGACAACGAGGAAAAGCCACCGGGCGAGGGTAAATCCCCGTCCGGTCCGACCACCCCGCAGTCACCCGGCCCGACCGGGATGATGGGTGGGTGATTTTTAGTCTGCACGTTTGTGACGTTTGGGGTTGACGCGCCCCACAGACAGACAGACATTCACGGGCATGACGCCACCCACCGCGTCGGATTCGTCATCCGACCACCAGACAGACATCATTGAATCCGAGGTGCCAAGCACTGAGGATCACCCCCAGGACGCCACCGAGGTCGCACCGTCCACGACCGACCCCCAAGGCGAAAAGCCGTTGACGTTGCTTGATCTCGTGAGGGATGTGGCGGCTAAGACGGGCAATGTGGCACCGCCGACCACGGAAGAACAGGCAGCGGAAACGGAAACCTCGTCCGAGGAGAATCCGGCCCACGATCCCGAAGCACCTACGCCGAGTGGCGAGAAGGACGGACAGGAAGGGCAGGAGGACAAGAACGACGAACAGCTCCCGTTCCACAAGCACCCGCGCTTTCAGCAGATCGTTCGCGAGAAGAACTCCTACAAGGAGGACGCCACGCAGTTCCGGGCGATTTCAGACTACATGGCCGAGAACCGTCTGTCCGCAGACGAGGTTGACCAAGGGTTTGTGATTATGTCGGCACTCAGGAACGATCCGGTCAAAGCGTTGGAGATGATCGCGCCAATCGTCCAGGACTTACTGCAAAAGACAGGGACCACCTTGTCTCCCGAAGTGAGCCAGATGGTTGACGAAGGCGAAATGAGCGAGACGGCGGCCAAGGAATTGAGCCGCTACAAAGCCCAGGTCGCCCTGCAAGAGAACCGCAACCAAGAGGCGCTGCAACAGCAGGCGGCCATGAGGGAGCGGCAGACCGAGCAGAGCATCGTCAGCAGCGTGGAGCAGTGGGAGCAGCAGATTGCGACACGCGATCCCGACTACGCCGCCAAGAAGTCGATTGTGTTCGACAAGATCCGCTTGTCGCAACTTGAGCGACCCGCGCAAAGCCCGCAGGAGGCCCTGGCATACGCCGAGGCCGCCTACCGCAGTGCGACGGAGACCCTCAAGGCCGCGATGCCAAAGCGGATGGCGATCCAGACACCATCGAGTTCGCAATCAGTCAGTTCCGCCCGAGCCGCGCCGCAAAGCCTGGCAGACGTGGTGCGAATGGCTGCCGGTCAGTAACTCTCTAACATCCTAAAATTATGGCATTCAGCAACGTCAGCGGCCTCACTGCCGCGCAACTCGAAACCATCGCCTCGGCCGCCCTCGACTACTACGTCAAGGGTGATGCCTTCGACCAAACCATCCAAGACAAGCCTTTGCTTTCCGCTTTGCGCGGCAAGCAAAAGACCTTCGCCGGTGGCAAGGAAAAAATCAGTGTTCCAGTCGTCGGCGAGTATATCAACGCCGACTCGAACTTCTTCAAGGGCTTCAACGGCACCGACTCGGTGACGTTCCAGAACCCGTCCTACCTCAAGCGCGCCGCTTACGGCTACTTTGAAATCCACGCGGGCATCACCGTGTCGTTCTCGGAGCTGAAGGCTGACGGCATCACCATCAACGACAGCGCGTTCGGCGAGAAGACCTCCCAGGTTGCCGGCCGCGAGCTGACCGCCCTCACCTCCCTACTGGATCACAAGCTCCAGTCGATGAGCGAAGGTTGGTCGCGTGAGATGAACGAGATGCTGTGGCGCGACGGCACGCAGGACGCCAAAGTCCCTGCGGGCATTCTCGCCTACATCACCGACACGGTGGCCACCGGCACTGTCGGCGGCATCAACCGTGCGACGAGCACCTGGTGGAGAAGCCGCCCGTTGGTCACTACGACCGCCGGATCGGACGCCCTCACCACCGCTCTCCGCAAGGAAGTGCGCCAGTTGTCCCGCTACGGTGGCAAGCCGAACCTCATCCTTTGCGGATCGAAGTTCCTCGATGCCCTCGAAGCGGAGGTCGCCGCCAAGTCGCAGTATTCCAACACCGGAGTGGCCGGCACCCGCAACATCGCCAGCCCATCGGTGACGATCAACGGGATCGGCACCTTCGTCTATGACCCGACGATGGACGATTTGCAGACCATCGTCGGCGGCGCAATCGACTACTCGAAGCGTTGCTATTTCATCGACACGGATGCTCTCTGCCTCTATGTCATGGAAGGCGAGGACAACAAGATCCACGCACCGGCGCGGCCCGAGGACAAATACGCCCTCTACCGCTCGATGACCTGGACCGGCGGCACCGTCGCCAAGCGTCTGAACTCCTGCGGGGTTCACGCCATCGCCTAAGCGCGATTCACGGGGGAGGGGCTGGTCAAACGGTCCCTCCCCTTCTCACTTTCTTCCTAACCAAACCAAACCACCACCATGCAACATTGCTCCGTTCTGGTCGCCCGAGGCGGCGATCTCACCAACACCGTCCTCCGCGAAAACGTGTCCGTGCCGGAAATCGGCGTGCTCATCGGCATCCACGGCGTTGACGGCGTGCTCCGTATGCCTGACAGCACCAGCGAGAAAGCCGTCAAGCACGCCGAGGAGTATGACCGGATTGCCAACATTTACGGCCCCGAGGCGACAAGCGCGATTCTCGGCCAGCGGGGATTCAACATCAACCTGCCGACCCGTCTGTCTGCCGTCTTCGCCGATGTGGCCGACGAGCCGGAAGCCGAGGAAGCCAAGCCCGCCCCCGCCAAACGCGCCGGAATCAAGCTGGCGATGAAGTCCGACGACGCCGACGAGCTTTCGATTGACTGACCCACCCTTTTGCCACCATGCCCGCCGGACAAACGCTTGACCAACTGGTGACTGCTCTCCGTGCGGAGATCGGCGACTCGACCAATGCCTCGATGGGGGCGCAAGCCCTGCCAGGTCTTCAGCAAACGCTGCGGCGGGTGCAGGAGACCTACTACGCCGACTTCAACTGGCCCCACCTGCGCGTGTTCCGCGAGGAGGAGGTGCTGGCTGGCGAGCGGTATTACACGTTCAACGCGGACGTGGACTTCGAGCGGATCTTCGGCGCTTGGGCGCGGGAGTCTGACGCAGGCACCCCCGACTGGCGGTCGATCCGCTACGGCATCACGCCGGAAGATTACAACGTGACCGACTCGGACGCTGGCGCGACCGAGGACCGGATTTTGAAATGGGGCCACTACGAGGGCAACCAGTTCGAGGTCTGGCCGGTGCCGACCAGTGCCGGCGCGATCCGCTTCCGGGCGATGAAGACGCTTTCCCCGCTGGTGGCAGGCACCGACACCTGCGACATCGACGGCACCTTGCTGGTGCTGACGGCAGCCGCAGAGTTGCTGGCACGGGCGAAGGCGCAGGACGCACCGCTCAAGCTCCAGATGGCGACCAGCCATTACAACCGGCTGCGCGGCCGCTACCAGAAGGGCGAGACCTTCATCATGGGCGGCAACACCCCGACCACCAACGGCCACACCCACATCCGCGCCCCGCGCTGAGTCATGGCCTACATCTTCGTCAACTCGTTCAAGCAGGGACTCGACGCCCGCCGTTCCAAGATCAGCGCCCAACAGGGCAGCCTGGTGAGCGGCAAGAACGTCCACATCAACCGCGGCGGCGAGATCGAGAAGCGCAAAGCGTTTGTCGTGAAGCACGCACTGCCAGCAGGCACCTTCGGTCTGCACGCCACCCGGACGAACCTTTACACGTTTGGGTCAGCCGCTGCGCCGACCATGCCAGCGGGAGTGACCTACCAGCAGTTGGTGGCCGCCACCCCATCGGACATGACGGCGGTGATCTCGACAGACACGTTCGCCGGAGTCCCTTACGTCGTCGCCAGTTTCGCCAGCGGCGCGATCCACCACTTTTACAACGGGGTCCGCGTTACCGATTGGGACGTGATGGCAGGCACCGTCTTCACGCTCGGGCAGGCGCTCGCCAACTTGGTGACGCTGGCCCCGGCGATCTCGGCATCTTACAGCACCGTCTCCGGCAAGGCCACCGTCACCATCACGGCAGATGTGACCAACGTGGCATTCACCGTCTCGTCATCGGTCATCAGCCATGACGGCTCGACCCCGACCGTCGCAATCGTCGCCACCACCGCGCCAGCCGTAGGTGTGGCGCAGGTGACGACCATCACCCTGACATCCGCCAGCAACACCGCTCAGGTCTCATGGGCGATCATCGTCAACGGCGTGACCTACGTCCTGACCACCGGATCAGCCGTGACTGGGAGTTCGGTGCGGACCTTCCGTAACAAGATGTATGCGACCGGCCAGGGGTTGCTTTACTTTTCCGACACCGAAAACCCTGCGGAATGGACGCCAGCACCCACCGTTCCGACATCGTTCGCGGGGTTTGAAAACCTTTCCTCGCAGACAGGGCAGTCCGACACGTTGGTCGCGATGGCCCCCTACCAGAACTTTCTCGCCGTGTTTGCCAGGCGCGCAACGCAAATCTGGTCGGTGGTCGCGGGCGACCCGGTATCGAACGTGCCGGTCCAGATCCTCGATAACATCGGGACGGTGGCACCGCGCAGCGCGATCAACTTCGGCGAGTTGGATGTGTTCTTCCTGTCTGACACCGGCATCCGCAGCCTGCGGGCGCGGGACGCCTCCAACTCGGCGGTGGTCTATGACGTGGGGACCAGCATCGACCCACTTGTCATTACTCGGATGAAGACGCGCAGCGAGGCGGAATTGACCCAGTGCTGCGGCGTGATCGAGCCGCGTGAGGGTCGCTACATGCTGGCCATCGGCAGCGAGATTTTTGTCTATTCGTTCTTCCCGGCGTCCAACATCTCGGCGTGGACCACCTACGAGGCGGGGTTCACCGTCAGCGAGTGGGCGGTGCAGGAAAGCAAGCTCTACGCCCGCAGCGGCAACACCATCTACCTCTACGGCGGCGATGCCGGGGAAACCTACGATACCAGCGAGGCCAGCGTCGAGTTGTCGTGGCTGGACGCGGACAAGGCGGCCCACCGCAAGCGGTTCCACGGGATTGACGCGAGCTGCGAGGGGACGTGGCAGATTGATTACAGCACCGACCCGGTGAGCAACCAGTTCGTGTTGGCGGGCCATGTGATCGGCCAGAATTTCAGTCTCCCGTCGTTCGGAATCGCCGGCTACGGGACGCATGTAGGATTCAAATTCACCTCCACCGATGCCTCCGCCGCCAAAATGTCGTCCTTCGCCTGCCACTTCGAGTTCACCGAGCCGCCGAAATAAGCAGCGCATGGTGCTCGGGCCGGTGGAATACGAGCCGCTCTCCTACATCGTCCGCAACATGCGGCAGATCGACCGCGACGAGGTGTTCGCCACCGGCTACCCGATGCCGCCCGACAGCGAGACCAGCGACGACGAACTGATGGTGCAGCAGACTTACGACGCATCCACCCGCGACGGCTGCGGCTGGGTCGCCAGCCTGGACGGGGAACCCATCGCGGTCATCGGCATCACGATGCTGTGGCCGGGGGTCGCGTCTGTCTGGATGTATGCCACAGACAGTTGGGAGAAAATCGCTTTGGCGTTGACGCGCTGGGCGAAAAAAGCGATTTTTCAAATCATGTCTGATGCAAACATACACCGCGCACAGTGCTGGAGTCTGTCTGGTCACGACACCGCCCACCGCTGGCTGCGCCACCTCGGCGCGAGCGAGGAGTGCGTGAGTCCCGGTTACGGCCGGGGTGGCGAAACCTTCCATCTGTTCGGATGGTCCAAAGGGAGGGATTTCTAAGTCATGTGTTCATCGTCCAGCGCCAAAAAAACCAACAAGAAGGCGGCAGAACTTTCACGGGATCAGTTCCAGTGGCAGAAGGACCAGTCTGCCGCTGCGGCCCAGGATGCCGCCGACCGCCGCGCCGCGATGGCTGACGGCCTCGGCAAGATCAATTCTCAGTTCGCAGGCTTCGACGAACCCTACTATCAGGGGTTGCAGGATAACTACCTCGACTACGCCAATCCGCAGATCGAGCAGAGTCAGTTGAAGGCGCAGACCAGTGTGCGGTCGGCGCTCGCCAACAAGGGCAAACTCCACTCCTCGACCGACGCCACCCAGCAGGGGGAACTCGCCACCACCTACGGCGGAATCTTCCGGGACGCGCAAACCAAGTCGCTCGACTACGCGAACCAGCAGCGCGGACAGGTGCAGGCGGCCAAGCAGAACAGCATCGCACAGATGTATGGCAGCGAGTCGCCGGACGTGGGCTTGCAGGCCGCCAGCGGCGCGGTGGGATCGCTCCAGACCGGTCCGGCGTTCGAGCCGATCAGCTCGGTGCTCAACCAGGCCGCGAAATACGCGTCGATGGACTACAACAACTCTCTCTACAACGGTCAGTCCTACGGCGCGTTCAGCCCGATGTTCAACAAGCAGTCGTCAGCCGGCGGCGGCGGGGGCAGCGACGTTTCCGTCAAAAAATAGCCATGAGCCACTCTGTCACCAACATCCTCGGAGCCACCATTGATGAGATGGAGTTGGCGATGTCGATGCACGAGCAAGCGGATTGCCCGGTCGAGCATCGGTTCGTGCCGGGGATGTATATCCGCCAGATGACGCTGCCAGCAGGAACGCTGGCCACCAGCATGACGCATCGGTTCGAGCATCCGTTTTTCATCCTCAAGGGGAGCATCCAAATCATCAGCGAGAACGAAGGTCCGGTGACTTACACCGCGCCGTATTTCGGGATCACCCAGCCCGGCACCCGCCGGATGGCCTACGCGTTGGAGGACACGATATGGATCACCCTCCACCCGACCGAGGAGACCGACATCGAGAAGATCGCGGAAGCAATCCTGGAGCCGCACGACAACCCGCTGCTTGGAAGCTCTGGCAACGAGCAGTGGCGGCTTTCACTCCCTCCCAAACAACTCACGGAATAACATTATGGCATGGGCAGCATCCACTATCATCGCTCTCGCGTCAGCCGCCGCTGCGGCGGGCGGAACCGCGCTTTCGATGCGCGCATCGAACCAGCAGGCGTCGGCAGCCGCCAATGCTAGATTGCAGGAGACGCAAAGGCAGGGGTCGATCATGCAGGACCAGATGAAGCTGCAAGAGCAGCAGCGGCAGGACGCGCTCCAGTCGCGCAAGGCGTTCCAAGATAACACTCTCCCCGCCTACACGCCCGACAAGCTCGCGGCAGACAGCGCGGCCAACCAGAACCCGTTCGCGCAGGCACTCGCCGCAGCGGGCGACCGTGCCAGCGCTCCCCTCGCCGCCGACGCCACCCGCACCACCGGCGCGGTGCAGGTCGATAACGGCGGCCAAGGCCGCGACTCGCAGGCAGCGGGATCATCCGCCTACGACCAGGCGCTCGCCGCTAACCTCGCCCATGCCGGCGGGATCAACACCCAGCAGTCGGGAGCGCAGGCCGCGATGCAGGCGCTCGCGCAAGCGCGGATCGCGGGCAACCAGCGGCTGCAAGACAGCGCGGACGCCATCCAACTCGCCGGGGCGCGCAACCAGGCGCTCAACCGCCCGCTCTCCGCCAACAACCTACTCTCCAACGCCTCATCGAACTACTACGCCAGCCAGCAGGAGGATGTGCTCAACAAAGGCGCAGGCACCGCGCTCGCCGGGCAAGCACTCAGCACCCTCGGCAATATCGGCTACTCGGCCGCGAGCCAAGGGATGTTCAAGAACGTCGGCGCGCCTAACGGAACCGTCAATTCCAACGAGTTGAAAGGCAACTGGCAAGGGGACGGCTGATTGATTCCCAAAAACTACCCACATTTTAACCATGGCCATCGACTACCGCACCGCAGCCGCACTCAGCCAGAACATCGCCGGGATCGGTGACATGTTCATGCAGATGAACGACCCCGCCACCCGCGCAAAAGCAGCGCTGGTGGGCAACCAGAACGCCCTGCTCGCCTCGCAGGTCGAGGGGCAAGGGATCGAGAACCAGTATCGCCCAGGCTTGTTTCTGGCGCAGACAAGGGCGTCCAATGGCAGTGCTGCATCCGGCTTTGCCAACGCCCGCCAGTCGGACGCGCAGGCGGCGCTGGCAGGCGCGCAGACGCAGAACTGGAACGGTCGCAACGACGCGCAGCGGCGGATGCAGGCTGCTGCACTCCCGTCACCGGCAGGCAACTACACGCTTGGCGGGGACGGAGTGGTCACGCCGGAGACGGAAAATCAAATTTGGAACAACGCCCAAGGGTATCTCACCAATCCAGGAGCCGACCGCAACAAGCTCCCGCTTGGGATGCGGAACAACAACCCGCTGAACATCGTCTATCCAAGTGCGGATTACGCCAAGAGGGTCGGAGCCATCGGCGCGTCCGCGAATCACGATGCCGGATCAAGCGATGGCAAGGGCGGCAAATACCGCCAGCTTGTCTTTGCGGACCCGGTGGCGGGAATGCGCGCCGCGAGCGGCCTGATCGACCGTAAATATGGCAGCGGGATGAAGACCGCGAACCAGATCATTGCTGGCGAGAATGGTTGGACAGGGGGAAATTTTGAGGCTGCTGCCAACGTGGCGCGAACGATGGGTGTGTCTCCAGACGCGGATCTCAACCTCAGCGACCCGGCCACCAAGATTCGATTCATGAAAGCCCTCGCTCTCCAAGAGCACGGGGCGGCTAGCGCGCTCTATACCGACGAGGTGTATGGTGGAGCCAGTCAACCCGCAGCACAGAACAACCCCATCGCCAGCGAGGCGGACCTCCAGCGGCTCGCGATCAACGCAGCCATCGCATCCAACTCGGATGCCAACGATCTCACCACCGGGATCTCGCGGGCGAGCGGACTGTTCGCCACCACCCCTCAAGGACAGGACTCATCGCTTGTCGCGCTAGGGAATGCTCCAGCCAACGCGAACACCGCTGCAAACAATATCAACAACCTCAACCAAGAGACCCTCAGACAAGGCGGCGCGATGGACCGCACGCTAGTTGAGAATGACAACAAGGCGCGGATCGCGATCTTGAACGCGGGAGTGGGCAGCGGTAGCGATGGTGGTGGCAACGGACTCGCTCCGAAGTCATTCAGCGATGCTAAGTCAGCCGCTGAAATGGCGTCTGAGATTTCCAAGCAGGCGTTCGGCGTCTCTGAAAATGACGGGCAACTGGTGGATGACATCTACAACCCACAGCGGTCGGCCTACGCGCAGTCGGTCAACAACCTGCTGCTCGACGGCCACACCCCGATGGAGGCGAAGGCAAAGGCCGATGCCCACCACTTCGGCGGCGCACCAGCGGTGAAAACCGAGGACGGCATATTCTCCGACCCATCGAGCAACTTCAGGACCGCCGAACCCATCCCCCGGCAGGCAGGCGCAGTCGGCGGTAGTCGGATGGGCAACGCGCTCTCCCTCGGCCAGCAACTCTTTGGCGGCGGCGAGCAAGCAGTAGCGGCACCCGCCCCGGCAGCAACGCAGACTGTCTCCACGTCAGCAGCCGCTGTCCCGCAGACAGGGGTTGAGAAATCCGCACCGAAGGCATCGGACGAGTTCAAGCGTCGGCAGAGCAGCGACGAGGCGAAGGCGGAGAAGAGCAAGTCCGCCAACATCCAGAAGCTCGAAGGACGCATCAAGGAGCTTACCGGGATGCTTAAGAGCGGGAAGGAAGAATCAAACATCGTGAGCGGGGCTTATGGTTACAGTTCTCAAGCTCGCAAAGGCAGCAGTGCTCTCAGCAACGACAACTACAACGCCCGTCTCGCCGAACTCCAGAAACTCGAAGGCGAGTTGGCAGCTTTGAAATCACCCGCGCAGACAGCCTCGCAAGGAGGCGTGCGCCGCTATAACCCCGCCACCGGAACCATCGAATAATCATGCCTCAGATCATTGAAGTCCCCGGAATGGGCCAAGTGTCATTTCCAGACGGGATGACTGACGCAGACATCTCAACCGCGATCCAACGGAACCTCCCGCGATCCGCGCCACCATCCGCCGTGGGCCTTATGGCGCAGCAGGCGATGGACGCGCAGACCGCCGCTCAGAACGCCCCCAGCATGGGCGGGTCGTTCATCCGCGAGGCGGCGCGCTCGTTCGGGCCTGGGCTTGCGGGATTTGCGTCGGGCAGCGCGTCCGGTGCGGCCCTCGGGGCGGCCGGCCTCAACCCGGTGACGGTTGCGCTCGGTGCCGTGGGTGGCGGCGTGGCTGGGTTCATGGGTGCGCGCAAAATTTCAGACGTGGCGGCAGACGCCATCGCGCCCGACTCGTTCATGGGAACGAAGTCCGCCGAGCAGGACATGGCCGCGAACAAGTGGTCCACCATGCTCGGTGGTGCCATTGGCGGCGGCGGTGCTCCTGGGCCGTTGCGCGGCGTGATGGCCATCCCCCGCTTGATGACAGCGGAAGGCAGACAAGTGCTTGGCACGGGGCTGCGGCCAGGTGCCACTGTGGCTGCCCGGCAAGCGTCGAACGACATCCTCGAACCGATTGTCGGCGCTGGCGTCGGCGTCGGGCTGGGTGCAGCTCATGGCGCAGACGGTGTGGGCTTGGCCGAGCAGGCTGGCCTCGGTCTGGTGTTTAATCGAGGCTGGATGCACCGCATCGGTCGCGGCCAGCCACCCCTTTCCACGGATTCGCAGTATGGTGTGCAGGGAGATCCTGCAACGGGTTTGCCGGTAACGGCCGGCGTGGTTCCCATAGAAACAAATGCGGCCGTGGTCACTCCGATGGTGGGCGACGGGTTGAACCCATCACGCGCATTCGACATCATGGAGTCGAACGCGCTGGCGAACCGTCTCAAGACGGCGCAGCCGTTGGAGACGCCGCCGCCCGTGTCCGAGCCACTCACCTTCGACGGTGGCCCGCAGGTGCGTGGTCCGATGGTCAGAGGGCCGGTGGTCGAGGGACCAATCGTCCGAGGGCCGCTGGTCGAGGGTCCGCGTGGTCCCATCGTAGGCGAGACTCTTCCCCGTGAAGCGTGGCAAGGACCAGAACCGCTCGCGCCGCCTCAAGTCAGAGGACCGCAGATCGACTCTCCGACGATGGACGGCCCGCTTGGCCCGCTGGTCGAAGGTCCGCGTGTTGGCAGCAATTTCCCTGCCATCGAGCAATCGCTGCCATTGAGATCACCCGCGGTGGTTGCACCCGATGGACCGACGATGCTCGGCCCGTCCGTAGATCGCCCGTTTGTGGATGGTCCGCTTGGTCCCGAGGTGCTCGGTCCCGCGAAGATCAAAATCGGGCAGGACACCTTCACAGACAGCCCAGCGCCGGAAGTCATCCCGCAGGCGGAAATCCCGGCAGTGCCAGTCGCTGAATCGCGGCCCGCGCTACCACCCGCTCCGGCGGAGCCATCGAGGCAGCTTGGTCAGCGGCCATTCAACTCGACCGAAGTTGCCAGCCGGCTCCGCACTGCGGTGGAGCCGCCCGCGCCGGTCCCGGTCCCGGTGACGCCTACCACCCCGGCAGCACGGGAACTTTCAGCGCGCACCCGTGCCAACAATCTCAAGGCGGAGATCGAGGATCTCGGGCGGCAGATCCTGGCGCAGCGCCAGAAGATCGACCAGATGAAGAAAGACGGGAAACTGCCGCGAGGTATCTCGACCAACGAGAAAAAGCTCGCCGCGCTTCAAGACCTTCAAAACCAAAGGAAGGCAACGCTGGCGGAAACCAAGGCTGAGATCCCGCGCTTCGTGAAAACCTTGTCTGCGGCAGCCAACAACCTGCTGCGGGCCGTCGAGGATTCGTTGCCTGCTTTCCCTGGGTTCAACAGCTTGAAAGAAGTGGGAACCCGCATCAAGATGCCGTCGCCGCAACTGGCGCTCATTCTTGGCAAGGAAGCCGCGGGGACGCCGCTTTCGTCGAGGGAGAAGAACTTCCTCGCGTTCAACAAGAAGAGCGGGGAATACGACGGCTATATCAAGTTGTCTGACATCGACGAAATGCCGGGAACCCCTGCCGGCCGCGAAGCCGCGAGGCATTTCCTCAAGTCCATCTACGACACTCACGACAGCACTACCGCCAGCGGGCCTGACAATGCCGTTGCTGGCAAAACCGCCGGGGATTTGTGGGCGGAACTCCGCAGCGAGGTCGAGGACATCGCCCGTGGCAAAACCCGCGATGCGACGGACGCGCTCGACGCGATCTACGACCGCCAAGAACGGCAACTTGTCGAGTTTGACAAAGCGGTGGAGGAAGCCCCCGCCGTCAGCAAGGCGACTCCCGACGAGCTGGGACTGGAGAAGGGCGACACGCTCACCATCGACGGCGAGCCGATCACGGTGGCGAAAGTCACCGACGATACTGTCACGCTCCGCGACCACGACAGGTTCGGCGATCAGGTGGTGCCAGTGGATCAACCGATCCCGGCAGACAATCTCAAGCAAGCGAAATCTCGCATCGGCGAGGAATCTCTCGCCGCAGACGAAGCAGCCACCCGCAGACAGGCAGACGAGTTTGCCGAGCAGAAGGCACGGCTCGCCCAGGATGCGCCCGACGCCATTGCCGCAGACGAGGCACGCACCGCTCGACAAGCGGCGAAGTATGATGGAGTTAAGCCCAAACCGCTTACGCCGGAACATGATGCGGCCTATACAAAAGCCGTCGAAAGCGGTGATGAGGTCACGCAACAAAGGCTCGTGGATGAAGCTGGTGAATCCGCAGGATTGGGGAAACCTTGGTATCACGGCGGTAAAAAGGGCATCACCAAATTTTCTGAATTGATCCGCCCCGGTTCGACTCGGGATCAGAAATCACTTCATTCCCAAGGCATTTGGCTCACTCGCAGCAGGGGCGGGAATCCAGAGATTGATGGGTCTTCCTACGATGCAACCACTTACGCTGGTCTCGATGGGCAGGTTTATCGACTGTTCGCAAAAATCAAGAACCCCGCCCGCATATTTGACGAGGAGATTGCCCGCAAGCGGATCACAATAGATTCCCTAAAAGCTGAAGGTTTTGATGGTGCTGATTTGGCTCAAAGCGGTTTCAAGGTCGCTTTTGACCCTGCACAGATTCACTCCGCAGAACCCGTCGTTCGCGATTCATCCGGTAGGATCATTCCTCTTTCCGAAAGATTCGGAAGCAAGCCCGCAGACGAGGCACGCACCGCTCGACAAGCGGCGAAGGAGGTTTCAGCTTCTCGCGTAAGCAGTATTGAGTCAGCAGTTCGTCGTGGCGACATGGATACCGCCCAGCGATTGATTGACGACGATGCAACAGAATCCGGTCACCAAAACGTGGTGTATCATGGAACACCAAGAGAGATCACATCGCAATTAAACCGAAAGGCAGGACAAGGCGAAGGGGATGACTTTGAAAGCTGGGGGATTTGGACGACACAGGAAAAATCAAGTGCTAGGAAATACGGCGACAATATCCATAAACTTTATGGTAAGTCAGAGGCTCCAAAAAACTACCGTGGCGAAAATTCGTGGATGGATTGGGCAAGAGACTACGCAAAGACCGCCTACCCTCGTGCTGTCAACGCGCTTACTGCCCAGACTCCAGCAGATATTAGGAGGTATGTAGCTGAACATATTGAATCGGAGCGGATAAGGATTAATAAAGGGAACACCCAACAGATCCCGAAATACGGCAAAAAATCAAAAGCGTGGGAGGATGCTTACTTCCCAGGCGCTGAAGCTTATCACGCAAAATTAAAAGCCGATGGGTTCGATAGCGTCATGATAAATGGCGCTCGCGTCGATGGCGTCGAACAAAACATTTCCGTCTTCCTAGACCCTATCCAACTTAAACACTCTGACCCTTCAAGATATGCCCAAAAAATCATCACCAAAACCGAAGACACTGCTGGAACTGTATCTGGAAGGGAAGCTGTAACATCGCCCAAGGAGGAACCGCTTGTGCTCAAGCCGCACGAGTCGGACGCTGAGATCAAAGCGGAGCAAGCGGCAGCCAAGCAGCGGGAGGAGCTTGCCAAGCGGCAGTCAGCACCGCTCAAGGGCAGCGCGGGCGACCTGACACCCGACATCTTTGGCGAAGGCGACACGCCGCTGTTCAATGAGCGCAGGGATACGCCCAAGCAGAAGTCCCTCATCGACGGACTCAAGGCCCACCAAGACGAGGTGAAGGGCTGGATCAAGGGCGAGCAGAAGTCGGGCCGGATAAACTCGATGCCCATCGACATCCTCGGAGCGCAAGCCTACGACGCTGCACTTACATCTGTCATCAAGCTCATGGAGACTGGCGTTCGTATCGGCAAGGCCGTGCGGACTGTCATCGCAGACATCAAGAAGACCCGCCAACTTTCAAGAGATGAAGAGGCAACGATCAAGGCGGCTCTGATCGCCAAGTCACAAGACTCCCTTCGATTCGCTGGCGAGCGCGATGCGAAGCTCATGCTGGAGATGCCGAAGATCGCGGAGGAACTCGTCGCCCAGGGCAAGACGCCGACCCAGCAAGACCTGATCGCCGCGCTGGCAACCCGCTTCCCTGACCAAGCGCCCTACATCAAGGCAAAGGGCGACAAGATTTTCAAGGACATGATGTTCGCCCGCGACAAGCGTCTGTCGCGCACCACAGACAGCCAGCGCGAGTGGGGCGAGTGGGCGGACAACGCCATCGACGGGACGCGCAAGATGGTGGACTCGTTCACCAAGGGCGCGCCGCTGACCAACGTCAAGCAGTTCGCCACCAACTTCCACGCCACCTACATGACGGGCATCGGCAACAAGATGCGCCACCTCGCCGAAGGCAATATCACTGGCAACAAGAGCAACGCATGGGGCAAATGGACCGAGGATCTTGTCGGACTCGCCAAGGGCAAGGACGGCGTTCACCGCGTCTCGACCGACCTGGAGATGAACCGCGACGTGACCACCTTCGCCAACCACCTCGACCAGATTAAGACCGACCTCAACCCGATGCTCAACGCGATGCCGCGTGGCGAGCGCAAGGCGTTCATGGAGCGCGTGGGCGACCACATCACCGACGCCAGCCGCGACGGTGAGCTTGTCAACCAACCGCAGTTGAAGCGGGCCGTCGAAGCCTACGTCAAGATCCGCGAAGACCTGCTCAAGCACATGAAGGACTCCGGCGTGGAGGTGGGCGACGTGGGGCCGCGCTCGATGCGCCGCGTGCTCGACCGTCCGACGATCCTTGGCAACCCGGATGAGTTCATGAAGCAGGCCGCCAACGCCTACAAGGCGAAGTGGCGGGCAGAAGTGGCAGCACTCAACAAGGAGGCCGCTGGTCTCGACCCAATCAAGAACAAGGACCGGCTGGCGACGATCCAGACGGAGTTGGCGGAGATTGCCAAACGGGACGCCGCAGACAGCGCGAGGAAATATCTGACCAACATCGAAGCCGACGAGGTGGGAATCACGTCGGACGGCAACGACCTGTTCAGCCACAACAACGGCAACCCGTCGTCGATGAAGTCCCGTGAGTTCGGCCCCGAGGCGGACCAACTGCTCGGCAAGTTCTACCTCCGCGACCCGGACGCCATCCTCCGCCGCGAGATCGGTGACTCGGTGCGCGCTGCCGGCGTGGCCCGCACATTCTCCGGTCCCGCGTTGGACCCACAAGGGAACCCGCGCCCGAACGGCGAGATCGACCCGATGGCGAAGTGGAAAAAACTCCGCCAAGACCTCATCGACGAGGGCAACCCCGACATGATCCCGATGGCCGCCACGCTCTTGAAGGAGCACTTCAACCTGGGCGGCCAAGACAGCCCGGCGATGCGGACCGCGCTGGAGATCGCCCACACCCACACCCAGCTTGCCTTCCTCGCCCGCTCCGCGTTCTCCTCGCTCGGCGAGCCTGCGCTGGCGGGCATCCGTGCCGGATCGCTGCGCGCCGTCGGCGAGGGCTACGTCAAAACATTCAAAGGCATGGCCCGCGAGCTGCGCGGACTCGGCCCCGACGAGGCACGGATCATCTCGAATGCCATCGGCACCAGCAATGACGGCTTCAACTCGATCCTCGCCGCCAACCGCTTCCTCGACAGCTACGCGGTGGCAGGCAAGAGCGGCGAACTGGTGGCCATGTTCCACGCGAAGACCTGGCTCACCGCGCTGACCAACGCGACCCACGCCGCCTCGGTGGACATCAGCCACGGATTCATCCGCACCCAGCTCGAACTGCGGCAGGCGGGCGGCAAATACAAGACGGTCGCTGGCAAGCACCTCAACGAGATCGGCATCACCACCGCCGACATCCCGGCGATGCTCAAGTTCACCGACGACTTCGCCAAGTCCACCGACAAAGTGAAGCTGCTGACCGCAGACACGCCGGAAGCAAAGATGTATCGGGACGCGCTGCACCTCGTCAGAATGTCCGGCGGATCGCTGCAAGTCCTGCGCGGCACCCGCCCCCAGCACGCCAACTCGCCGGTCGGGGGCATGTTCTACGCGCTCAAGTCGTTCCTCTTCGCCTTCCAAGACCAAGTGCTCTCCCGCCACGCCCGCCTCGTGCAGACGGCAGTGAAGGGCGAGACGCTGGTCGATGGTGCGATGGAAAAACTGTCTGCGGCGGAGCGGACGAAGATGATCGGCGAGACGGTGCAAGCCGTCGCCACCCTGGCCGCCGCGCAATACGGCATCCAAGTGCTCCGCGAGTCTCTCTTCTCAGATCCCGCCCGGATGAAGGAGGAGAACAAGACCCCGGCGGAAAAAGCCCGGATGCGCGCCTACTCGGTGGCCACCCGCTCGTCGTTCTTCGGTGGCTACGACATCCTCTTCAACGCCATGACGGGCGCACGCCACGGCGGCGACCCGTCCACGGCGGCACTCGGTCCGTCAGGCGGACTGGCTGGTTCGATCTTCGGGCAGATCGCTGGCATCGGCGGCAAGAAGGATTCACCCAACACCAACACCCACGAGCGCAAGCTGACCCGCTCGATCTTCGACTTCACCGCCAAGCCGCTCGCCAACGCCGCGACAGCGACCCTCCCCGGCTACAAGATCGCCACCCCGCTCATCCAAGCATTCAACCACCCAGGCACCCGTGAGGCGCTGGTCAAGACAGTGGCCGGACCACCCATGAAGGGCGGGCCGATGAAGAAAAAATCCCCAGGATTCTGAGATTTATGTCCAACCTACCCGAACTCATCGCAGCCGCCGCCGAATCACAAATCGGTGTGCGGGAAAACAAGCCCAACGGCGGATTCAAGATCGAGGAATACCAACGGGCGACGTGGCTGCCGGTCGGCGCGTGGCCGTGGTGCGCGGCGTTCGTCTGCTGGTCTGTCAAGGCCGCGGTCGGCAAGACCAAGGTCAGCTTCCCTTTGCCAATGACTGCCGGCGCGTGGGACTTCGAGCGGTGGTGCCGCAGCGTCGATGAGACGGTGAAACTCCGCAAACCGCACATGGGCGACGTGAAACGCGGCGACATCGTGGTCTTTCGCTTCAGCCACATCGGCATCGCCACCGGCCCGCCCGACGCAGACGGCAACGTCCCCACGGTGGAAGGCAATACCAACGCCGCCGGCGGACGCCTCGGCGACGGAGTGTATGCGAAAGAGCGCAACCTCACCGTGATCCGCAGCCGCATCCGGTTCGCCTAAGAGAGAATCGTCAGGATCTTCATCGCCTGCTCCACCGTCACCACCCGGTCGATGCACAGGCGCAACTCGCCGGCCGCCTCCTGGCGCAACTCGATTCCAGCGGGCGACGAGCGGACCACCGCGGGCTTTGGCTTCGGCGCGGCGGCAGGCTTCGACCTCGGCGCAACCGCAGGCGGGACCACTGAACCAGGCGGCAAGCTGCCGTCGAGCAACTCCGCCGCAGACCCGCCGAGCGCCTTCGCAATCTTGTCGAGGAAGACCTTGGACGGCATTGCAGCGGCCCGGCAGTAGGTTGAGACGGCATCGCGGCGAAGCCCGGCGCGGCGGGCGAGTTCGGACTGGCTCCACCCACGCTCATCGAGCGCGGCGTTGAGCTTGGCGGCGAATTTTTGATGGTCATTCATGGCAGTGTGTTTGGTGTTG